GCTATCTCTAACTCCAAGTATAGCTTCTTCAATCCATAGATTTGATACTATGACATCGGGATTACCAAGACACTCCTCATTTTCTGGATCAAACGCCCATACATATTCACTAAGCTCTTCTCGGATCTCTGCTACATTGAAAGATATAAAGTAGTGTTCTCTATCGACATCTACCATGCCTTGTTTCATTTCTTTACCTGTAATCATTTTACAATCCTCACAGTTCCTACTACTGACTCTACTTCGTCATCTTTGATTTCGTACTTAGCGAAACCACCTTTCCAGTAGCCGATTGATTTCCTACGCTGTAATTCTTTGCGTATCATAGCTCCACTACTACCTTGCTCGTCTTCGCGAGAATGTAATGCTAAGCTGTCCATGTTCATAATTTCTAATAACTGCATCTGTTCCTCCTATGTATTGTCGCTGTCGTTATATTTGACTTTGTGTTTGTTGTAGCGTGAGTACTTTGTTTTGTCTCGCATACGAACTGCCCTGCAGACCTTTCGTGCATACTTCGCTACTAAATTTTGTTTTTTGTTCTTTTTCATAATATGAATATTATACAGGAGTTAAGGAATTTTGTCAAGAGATTTTTTTGATTTGGCATCAGAAATTTGATGTGGGGGAATTGTATGAAATAAAAAACCCTCTGAACTTGCTATCATGACTAACGAGTAAAGAGGGGGAAATGTTAATATTGCATCTTTCGATATGCTTTCTCTTTTCCACTAGAAAACATTAAAACCTGAGTGGGAGTTTGTTCCTATTGTTAACGCAGGGGGGACTAAACTCAAACAAAATGTCTGCGTATGTACTGTAGACTTATAACTTGTCTCGAACAGTGAATACTTCTTGAACCTTTACTACAACCAACAACATATGCATCAGTGCGTGGCAAGTAAGCAGGTGGTATTTACTTCATTCGATTAACCCAAGAATTAATTATCGCTACTTCATAATTGATTACGCAGTTGCCTGCGGAGGTCGATTTAAGGCTCTGTTCCTCACTACCTTTTTGTTGATGCTATTGCACTTGTGCTCAATCGTTGAGGGAAGCTTACTGCATGTGGCTTGCTGTGCTCGCCCACGCCTTACTGCCTCGTTTTGCTGTTTATTTAACAGTAGTTGCAACACTACTCGCATCTATCGTTCGACAAGGATTTATTTACTTAGTCTATGTTCACAGACTAACACCTATGGAGAGTTCTATGCGTTTTGCCCTACTGCCTCACCTCGTAAGGTGGCGTGGGACTTAGTTAAGAGCGTAGTAGCCGTTCTTATGATAGTTCTACTACTTTGAGGACTTAAATGGATTTTACAAAGAGTATTTCATCTTACACCTCTGCCTCCACTCTTAAGAGTATGCAGTTGGGTAGCGAGGTTTATTTATTGGCGATTGCTCAATCATTTCTTTTTACCTTGACACGCTGGGGTTTCCCTGCTACATACTATTAAAAGTGTTGTTTTCCTACTCGATCTTTTAGCTGGTGTCTGTGGAAAACGCTACATAAAGTCAGCGTCCAGCGAGCAAATGTTGTCGTGCATTGCTTAATAATCACGGGTTGTTACGCCTCACAAGTTTCGTATTGCAATACTACTCCTCATCCTCACGCTGACCTTCCAATAATGCAGAAGTCGATCAGTTCACTACTGCTGGGGATTGGGTGATTGATAGTCCAACCACTTACCTGCCTCAATCACTCTCGGCAAGTTGCTGACACACATAGGAATGATACCAATTTACGAAATGTCAGTCTTTTATCTTTTTTCGATATAAATATATTATACTGAAAGTGAAACCATTTGTCAAGAAAAATTTTGAATTATTTATCTTAATCTACCTTGACAAAAGGTGGTGATTAGGTCACCACTCCTTGACAATTTCTTAGCTGATTGTGTCAATCAATCTTTGGAGGTCAGCCTTGCTGGCTTTCACTAGGGAAGGAAGCTCTATGCCATAGTGTGTCTCGATAGCTTGTAAGAGTTCTGCTTTGCGTACTATTGGCTCACCAGTCTTAGTTGTTCTTGGTTGTGCTTTGTACACGCCTTCTCTTGAAAGCTTGGCAATTACGGATCTTGTGTTCTTGCCTAATTCTTTAGCTAGTGCGTCTACTGTTTCTCTTGTAGGATTAGCTGTGTAAGTTGCGACCATTTTTGAGGTCATTTGTTCTGTATAATTAGCTTGTGCCATTATGTTCTCCTGTTTGTTAAATAGTTTGTTGTAAATTTGTTTAATTGTTTTCATTATGATAATATTATATCAACTTTACTTCTGGCTTGTCAATAGGTTGGCTTACATTTCTTAATCTTTTTTCATTCAGTAAAGCCTCGTCATTCATTCTGTGCCAAATTTGAATTTGGTTTGCCTGCCACTCTTCTAGAGCTTGCACACGCTTTCTTTTTTGAAGTCTGATACTGTCGTTTACTGACCTTTGTCGTTGCCTTAACCTACGCATAGTTCTGCTCATAGTATACCTATCAAGTCCATAAAGAACGCTATGATAGCCCATACTAACATTATTTGCCAAAACTTGCCTTCAGTCATCCGAATACTCCTGTTAAAAGAAGCATGAACAGTATCCAAGTAAGTGGATGTGTAGATAACATACGCCACGGCACTGGTTTCCTGTTCGCTTTCTTTTTCTTAATGCGTTCTAATTCCTTAGCCACATTCATTCTTTTGTTAAACATAAATATATTATAACAGTATCGGTTTGACTTGTCAAGAAGTATTTTTCTTTGTTCCACCTTAGCTGTTTTGTGCATATCTTTATCCTTTTTGAAAATATAGTAATATTATATCTGAATTGATTGGCGTTGTCAATAACAAATGTGAATTATTTATAAAAATGCACAGAGGAACGCCGAGGGGCAGGACGCGAAACCACGCCAGCTTCGTGGCAAAATCTCCGAAAAACGCAAAAAATCTTCATAAATTTGCCGTAAACTCTTGACAAACCCGCAAAAACCTGATATAATATCCGGGTGGGAAAGGGGTAAGTCAAAGTTGCGGAGGCTCGCTTAAGTCGCCAACTTAGACTATCCACTTCATTTTTGCACTGCTTTTCGCTCGCGCGCTTAGTTTTGGAACTGTTAGCTTTTGCACTTTGGCGCAGGCAAGCATTGCACCCGCAGTAAGTCCTCACTATCACGGAGACCCCGTCAAACACTGCGCGTGGCCTTCGTACGAATTTGTACTTAGTTTTAGCACTTCATTTTTGCACTTTGGCGCACGAGCACGCTGTTTTATTGGCATGAAAGTTGCCGGGCAGATCTGTGCCCGGGCTGACCCGGGCTGACCCGCCCCCGATTTTTCGGGGCACGCTGAAACGCCCTTTAAATAGGGCGTTTCAGAGGTAGCTCTAAGTTGTAGAGGGGCAAGGCTTTTTAATTCTTGCTCAAGAATTGCCTGCTCAGATTTCAAGGCTCTTAATCCTTTTCTTTGCAGTTGTAAATCCTTTCTCAATTGATCGCGAATTAATCGCAATCTTTTGTTTTCGTTTAACGCTCTGATTGGTTTCATGTGTCTTTCAAAGCGTGCAAATTCTCCTTCATCTGATTTAAATATTGACATTATTATTTTCCTCAATTTTAGTTATTTGGTCTTTAGTTAAATAAGCTTTTTTGATAATACGACCATTTATATTATCTCTTATCATTCCTTTTGGAAGTTTTGCAGGTTTTTGTTTATACCAACGCAAAGCTGAACCAATAGTTGAATATATTTTTTTCAATGATGTGTTAAACCATTCTGTAGAACCATTTGTTGTATAGAATTGATCATTGAAAGGTTTTAAATAAACATGAGTCTGCAATTCAACATCATAGGCATCAGCACATTCTTTTTGCCAAAGTAGTTTAACAATTTTATCGTTGCCATGTTGTTGTTGAATTGTTCTCTCAATTTCTCGTCTACGCCTTTTCGGATTATTAGAAACGCCAACCTTAAATCGTGGCTTTACATTCGTATCCATAACATAAAGATAATTCATTATGATTGACTCCATTCCACAGGTATTGCCCCAATATCATTTATGGCTCTAGCGTTTAAGTTAAAGTCAATGATATTTTCTAAGGCTTGCAAATTTTTTGGCTTATCGTCAAAAAATATTGTTTCGCAATCTTTGAAAGGTTTTAAGTTAAGCAGTTTTGAAATCATTTTTCTTTTTAAGATATGGTCTGCTGTATCATCATCAAGTTGTCTTGATAATACAAGGTTAGGCGTTAAGCCATGTCTAGCTAAAAAATCGTGATCTGCTTGTTGCATATTTCTAGCAGTACACACCCAAACAAAAGTATGTTCAGCGTTGATACATTCTCTCATGTAGTTAGCAAGAGGAAGTAAGCTATCTTTCATAATGTTTTCATGTGTGCTATCTCTACGCCAAGCATCCAAGTCAAGAACAACTTGACCATTATCAACAGTCAAAGTGGCTCTATGGCTAGAGTCAATAACAGTATCATCTAAATCGAAAATAAATATTTGTGTTTTTTTCATTGTGTAATTCCTATAAGTTTAATTGAAAAAGTAATGATTGAAAAGATGTTCAAGAATAAAAGATTGTAAACCTTATTTTTGTATGCTTGAATTGTCAAGAGTGATAAACCTAATATTGCAAGTGAACACCAAACAACCAAATTGAAAAGAGGGGATAGGCACAATAAAATTGAGCCTATCCAACCTAACAAGGCTATGAAATCCAACCTTGTATTTTGAGCAACATCTCTTTGGATGTTCTCTCTAATGAAGTCATCTCTGATTGAGACAGTTTCATTTGTTGCCCTATTTCTTTGCATAGAGTTGCTTTGGTTTTTTCGGCTTTTTTGCCTTTTACAGATTTTTCCATTTTTGACCTCCAAGTCTAAATATATGGTTTTTGCATTATTGCTTTTTTTCATACCTTAATTATACGCTTATTTGAGAAATTGTAAACCCCTAAAATGAAAATAATGCAATTATTTTAATTTATAACGGCATATCAGTAGTTTACGCTTGATCTTTTTTTGGTCTTTTTTGCTTGTTTTTGCCTATTTTTGCAAGATTTTTTTCACGAGATTTTTTGACCACCTCTGAAACCCTTGCTATGAGAGGGCTACAGAGCAGGTGTTTTCAATGAGTTTATAAGGTTTGTTTGATAGTAGACCCTATCGTTGAAACACGCTCTGGCAAAGGGTTTCAGGCTGGCGGGGGCGGGTCAGCCCGGGCCCAAACGGCGCCGATCTAAGTCATTGATTTGCGGTTGAAATTAAAGAAAGTTGCTCTTTTTTGCATTTAGGTGTTGACAATTCTGAAAATGAGCGTATAATTAAAGGTATAAATAATTAATTAGGAGTATTTATGAATAATAAAATTTTACAACAAAAAATCAATCGAAGAAAATCTTTGATTGCTGATCTTCCTTTTAAAGATTTGAAAGGTGTTTCTTTTAATAATCCTTCAATGACAGTTGAACAAGGTATGGCAAGAGCCAAACGCTTGGCTTTAAAAGGTGTTGAGGTGTCAGCATGAGCAGTTTAGTATTACAAGAATTATTTGAGAATAAAATTCAAGAAGCATCTGAGATGTCGAATGAACAATTAGCAAAAGAATTGAAAGGTAGCGTAAGCAATACAAATGGCATGATGTCAAGGGATACAATGATTGACATTGTAGCAATGAAATTGTCTAACGCTGAATTGAGGGATGAGTTATGAGAGATGAATTTTTATTTGGTCTGATATTCGCTGTGTGCTTTCTAGCAATCGCAGGGTGTATGGTTGGTTTAGCAATTGAGTTGGGGGATATATAATGTGGGTTAATATTAGTAAGTGGTTATTCAAGCTGTATATAGTATGGTCTGTCTGTGCTGATATAGTATTGATAGCTGGAATTGTAGCCTTATTGTTTGGCGATGTTAAAGTAAGCTTTTAGTTGAGAGGGCTTGACATAGTGGGCAAGGTGGGGGCGGGCCCGTCCGTCCTAAGTCCCTGATCTGCGGTGATAATCACAGAAAGTTGCTCTTTTTTCAATATTGGGGTTGACAGTAGCCCTATAAAATGCGATAATACGTAGTATAAATAGGAGTTAATATGAAAAAATTAAGAACAACAAATCAAAAAGACGAGGCTATATTAGCTTGGTTCTTAGTAGCGTTAGTAGTAGTAGTTATAGTAGGAGTATCAGTATGAATAATAAATTATTAAAACAAAAAATCAATCGAAGAAAATCTTTGATTGCTGATTTGCCTTTTGATAGCGAGGGAGTCACATTTGATAATCCTTCTCTAACAGTAGAGCAAGGCATGGCAAGAGCCACACGCTTGGCTCTTAAAGGTGCAAGTGAGCATCTTAATCTTTACAGATTGAGAGGTGGCAAGTAATGAATAGCTTTATAGGTTGGTCATTAGTTGTAATTGTGTGGTGTGCAATCGTGGGTATGATTGCAGTTAATAATATGATAGGAGCATAGTATATGTATATAGATGTTAAATATAGTTTTCGTCCAAATCCAAAGTGTAATGCTGAGGTTGTGCGATATGTCGAAACGATGTATTCGTTTCGTGAAGTCAAGTCCAAATGTGGACAGACGGATGTTGACGGTGGGCGTGTCCTTTGCGATGCGTGTTGTGAATTAGCTGATAATATTGAAAGGAGTAGAATATGAGTATTAATGTAGCTTTGGATTCTTTTATTGTAGAAAAGAATTCTTATTATGGAAAGAACCAAACAAAGTTTTCTTTCCCCAATGGGTATGGTGCGAGTGTCATCAGTGGCGAGGGTATCAATCGTTTTGAGATTGCTGTCCTTGACGGCGAGGAGTTGTGCTATACAACAGAGGTCACAGATGATGTGATCGCTGGTCTAAGTGTTGAGGGTGTATATAAAATCCTTGACAAGATTAAGAATCTCTGCTAGGAGGGGGGCGGTTAGTTGACTTGACATCGGCTGACCCGCCGGGCTCCCCCACACGTACAACTTTGGGATTTTTTGAAAAGTAATAAAAGACGCACACAGAACATCGTGACGATGCATTCGAAAATATATCTTGACATTCTTGGTGAAATTTGTTATAATACACGCATATGTAGGAAATCTTCCTACGCTTTCAATAAACTATTGTTAACAACAATAAGTAATAAGGAGTAAAATATGGTTTTTAGAAATCTATTCCTTGGGTTATCTGCTTTCGTCTTTCTAGCGATTCCAGCATTTGCCCAAGAAACCACTTCGGCAATCAGAGGAACTGTGCTAAGTTCAACTGGTAACGCCATCTCAGGAGCTTCAGTCTCCGTAATCCACGAGCCATCTGGCTCAGCCTCCTCCCAAGTAACAAACAGCGAAGGTATCTTTCTAGCACGTAATTTGCGTGTTGGTGGTCCTTATACTGTGATAGTTACATCCACTGGAGGAAACGCAACTCGTGACAACGTATTTTTAGAACTCGGAGAAACTGACAAGATTAGATTTATTGTTGGAAGAACGGTTGAAGAAGAAGTTGTAGTGACTGCACAAAAGTTAAATACTTCAGGTCTTATTACAGGCCCAAAGAGTACTTTAACTTCCGATCAGATCGGAAAGATTGCATCAGTTAAGAGAGATCTTAAAGATGCTGTCGCAACACAACCATTTGTTAATGTTTACAGCATTAGCTTCAATGGAGATGACACAGAAAGTATTTCTATCGCTGGTGCAAATGCCAGGTATAGTTCTTTTAGTGTTGATGGTATTGGCCAATCAGATGACTTCGGTCTTGAATATGGTGGATATCCTGGAGTTCGCTCACCTATTTCACTTGACTCTGTAGAGCAAGTAAATGTAAGTGTAGTAGACTTCGATGTAAGAGATTCAGGTTCAACAGCAGGTAATGTTAATGTTGTAACTAAATCAGGTACTAATGAATTCGCAGGTAGCGTATATGGTTTTCAAATGGGAGACAGTTGGGTCGGAGATCAAATCGAAGATCAATCTGTAACTATTGGAGAATTTGATGAAGAAACAATAGGGTATACTTTCGGAGGACCCGTTATAGCTGATAAACTATTCTTCTTTATTAACTACGATAAGTTTGAGAAAACCGAACCAGGTGTATGGGGAGCAGCAGGCTCAGGTGCACTTAGAGAAGTCGAAGGTGTATCATTAGCACAAGCTACTGAAATCATTGACTTAGCACAATCTGTTTATAACTATGATGCAGGTTCTGCTTCTGGTATGAATAATGAGTTACTTGATGAAGATCTTCTTATTAAACTTGACTGGAACATGAATGATAGCCAACGTATGACATATACACATCAAACATCAGATAACAATGATGTAAGAGAATATGGCGGATCAGAAAATGTACTAGCACTTACAAGTGGTAATTACACAAAAACCACAGAACTACAATCTGACAGTTTCCAAATCTTTAGCGATTGGACTGACAGTTTTTCAACTACTATGAGATATGGAATGAGAACTGTTGATACTGCGCAAGCAAGTGTCGGTGGAGATGATTTCATGAGAGCAGTCGTTGAGTTAGGAGAGGGCGATAGAGGTCCACAGATTATTATGGGACCTGATGTATTCAGACACTATAATTCTCTACAAACAGACACAAGCGAATTTGAATTCGAAATGTCTTACCTACTTGGTTCACATGAACTAGTTGCAGGTATTCATAAAAATATGGTTGATGTCGCAAATGGATTTGTTGCATACTCAGATGCTGAATTGCTTTTTGCAAGTGCTTCAGACTTTGAAAACAAAACTCCATATAGCATTGACTATAGGAACTCACCTTCTGGTAACCCCGCTGATGGTTCAGCAGCTTTTGAAATAGAAACTACAAGTTACTACATTCAAGACACATGGGATTACAGCGACAGACTCACATTACAGTTTGGTGTAAGAATGGAAGAATACTCAATGGATGAAACTCCATTGTATAACCCAGCATTATTTGATAATCATGGTATTCGTAACGATACTAGCTTAGACGGCAAAGATATTGTACTACCAAGATTTGGATTCACATATGAACAAGGTGATATGGGAATGATGAAAGATGTTACTATTCGAGGTGGCTTAGGTTACTTCACTGGTGGCAGACCAAATGTATGGATGGGCGGAACTTTCTCAAATGATGGAATCGGAATTCAAAATGCAAGTGTACCTTTGAGTGCAGCAGCAAACTTTAATGGATTTGATACAACACCATTTGATTCTTACATTTACCAACCAGGTCAACCAGGATTCAGACCAGCATACGCTGACATGCTAGATCCTAACTTTGAATTACCAAAAGATATGAAGATGTCAATTGGAATGGATTGGGAACTTGGAGATGGCTGGTACTTCAGTGCTGATTACTTAAAAACAGAAACTGACACAGACCTACACTTCAAGCAACTAAGATTAGGAAATCCTGCATTTGCTGGATCAGTTGATTGCCCAGAAATTGGCAACAGCGTTTCTAACATGCCAATCGGTACAGCTGTAGACGGCAGACTTATTTATGCTGACTACTCATACTGTGGTAAAGCTATGGAGAAATTCTATGATGGTAGAGGTTATGATATGCTTCTTACTAACACAGATAAAGGTCATTCAGACCTAGTTAGTCTTTCTATGGCAAAGGCTTGGGACAGCTGGGATATCTATGCTTCATATACATGGCAAGATGTTCAAACAGTTGGTAATCTTTCTTCTTCAAGAAATATCTCAAACTTTAAATATACAACAAAATATGCAAACTTTAATGAAGATGTATTACACAGATCAATTTATTCAAGAGAGCATACTTTTAATTTTGTAGCAAACTATACAAAATACTTCTTTGACAATCACCCAACAACATTCACCTTCGTAGGAGCCGCTATAAGTGGAGAACCTTTCTCTTATACTTTTGGAAACTACAAAGATGGAGCTCTATGGGGACTGGACAAAGAATCAACTCGTGATGCAACAGCCGCTTTTTATGTACCGAATGGAGACGTAGTTGTCCCTTCATACTTCCAAAGCGATCTTGACTCATACATTGCAGCAGCTGGACTATCTGGCTATGCAGGTGGGTTTGCACCGATTAATGGATTCGAGACAGACTGGAATTATAGACTTGATTTTAAACTAACTCAAGAATTCCCAGGACTTGGACTCACAGACAACGACAAGTTTGTTTTAACACTTGACGTTGAAAATTTACTTAACTTGATCGACAGTGAATATGGAAGACAAACAAAAGCTTCTAGTTCCGACAGATCAATCGCAGAGGCCGTACCAGTTTCATTAGGTGACGGCAACTTCACTTATGAGTATAAACCAGCTTACAGAATGAGTTTAGATAAAATTCATAATGAAAGCACAAACTATTATAGAAGTTTATACCGCATACAATTAGGATTCAAATACCAATTCTAATGCACTTCCTAAGAGGGGGCTTCGGTCCCCTCTTTCTTTTTACCCACATTTTCTTACCCCACACAAAAATATAACTTGACACCGATGTTACTTTTTGTTATAATTCACATATGGCAAAGAATCAAATATCTACAAGAATCAGCCCAGAAGGACTGGAAATCGCTAATGCTTACTTAGAACTCGGAAGTATTCCCGCTGTCTGTAGCAGACTTCAAATCGATGAAGCCAAGGCATCGGAGTACTTAGCTAAAAGAGAAGTTAAAGCATACGTTGATCAAGTCTACCTGGATACTGGATATCGAAACCGCTTTAAACTCGCAGAAACTTTAGACACACTTATTGATAAGAAGATGGAAGAAGCAGAGGAGAGTGAAGTGTACACCAGCAAAGATTTAGCTGATCTAGTAGGCATGGCACATAAGATTAGGATGGATGAACTCAAAGCGCAAACTGAATTAGAAAAAGCACGAGCATCCACAATCAAAACACAAAACAATGTACAGATTAACAGCGGCGAGATGCCTTTCGGGCAAGGAAACTATGGGGAGCTTATGAAGAAGCTTCTCAACGATAAAAAGTAAGTGAACACTGCATTTCAACTGATTGCAGATGTTGGAGCACCTATTGCAGGAGCACTGTTTATGGGTTTCTTTATTTTTATCATTATGCAACAAATCATGAATGGAGTTGTAGGGAGAATCAAAACTCTACAAGGCTTTTGTGAAATGCTTGTAACAAGAATCAAAACAATGAATAACGACATGATCAGACTAGATACTAGTGTGAGCGCAGCTTTGGAATTAAATCCAGATTTAGATAGAATCGCAAGAGCAGAGAACTTTGTAGAGGATGGTAGTATAGATGTCAGAAGAGATTAAATGCCCTGAAGAATATATTTGTCTTACAGAAGACGAATGGTGGGAAATAGTGGAAGACTATGACGTTGATAGTTCACTTTATGATACTCAACCAACAGGAGATGCTCAAGCAGCTATAGACTTTATATGGCAAACACTTTTTCTAAGTCCTTGGGAACTAGCATACATTGCTTTGCCTATGACTGTATTAGCTTTCTACGGATTGACAATATACAGTATTTTTAAATATATACAAAAGAGATTTAGTTAATGGCAGAATTAATAGCAGAGTTCGGATTTCCAATCGTAGCAATGGTTGGATTAGGATATTTCGTATACTATGTATGGAGCACGATGATAAATGTTATCGGCCCAGCAATAACGAATATGCATACTGCACTAATCAAACTTATAGATCAAATACGAATGTTAGACAACGATATGATCAGGCTGCAACAAAAAGTAAACACTATACTGCAGATGAAAGAAAATGAGAAAAAGCGTACTGATACTACTAATCGCAAGTAGCCTACAAGCAGACGACAACCATGTACATATTGATCAAGCAGGAGCAAACATGCAAATGGAAATTGATCAAGTTGCAGGAACAATCAATAAAGTAGACCTTTCTATTGATGGTACGAGTAACTCACTTGACATTGATCAGTGGGGAAGTAATAATGAAGTATCATGGATTGACTACTGGGGATCAGGAGCAACTTGGGGTGGAGACTTAGACGGAAATAATAACTCACTTCATTTTTATCAGTATTGTTCAAGAGGTTCTAACTGTGCAAAAAGTGATGTTGGTTTTCATGTTTTAGGAAATGATAATACAGTTCGTTGGGGTCAAGGTGGTATGTTAGATGATATAGATGATACTACTTTTGGACATGACGGCGATGAAGGTGGAGGATCAAAACTCAACTTAGACATTCATGGAGACGATAATAAAGTTGCTGGAGTACAAAGAAATGGAAGTGCAAATGTATGGAGTGGTCACACCGCAACAGTTTACATCTATGCAGACGATAATGAAGTTTGGGTAAATCAGAATACTGATGGAGTTAAAACTTTTACAATGACTTCACGTACTGATGAGAATAGTGTAAATGTACAACAGACAGGGTATGCAGCACATACAGGAACAATTACTCTAACAGGCACTTCTCCAACAACATTGAATTTAACACAACAAAGTAATACTGCACAATCTTATAGTCTAACACAAAACTGTGTAACTGTAGGAGGTTGCTCAGTATCGGTAACACAAGGAAACTAATGAGCGATGCTAAAATAGTATTAATTTATTTTATAGTTTTTGGAACTATCGGCAAACTAGCAGAGGTATATTTAGGAGCATGAAAGAAGACGATTTTGGAAGTGGCATGGGAACTGCAATCAAATGGATAGTCTTAGCCGCACTTATCGGTTTTGGATTAAACCAGTTACTATTTGCAGATGAAATGGTACATAAATTTAAAAGCCCTTCGTTCAATGGACAAGGTGTTTCCGCACACTATCTAACTATAGAAAATCAGGAAACAAGCAGAAAGGATGATGCTAAAGCAGCCGCGCAAGCAGCACTTGATGATTTAGAAAGAGATGCACAGAATACAACTCTTGCTAGATTTATGAAAAACTTAGAATCAAGAATTTACTCACAACTTAGTAGAGACTTGGTAGACAATCTATTCGCAGATGGAATAGGAACAGAGGCAGCAGGTGTCATAGAACTAGAAGGAAATATAATAGAATATAGCAGCGACGGAGTGACAGTTACACTCAAAGTTACAGACGAGGAAGGGAATGTTACAGAAATCATTATACCAATCGGTAGTTTCGGCGATTTTAGTCTCGACTCTGACGGCTAGCTGTATGCTGACTCCTGGAAAGGATGTCAGAGATTTTATAAATAATAACAGACATACTACTGTTGAAAAAGGTGCTGTAATTAGTACTTTACATAATGCTGAACTTACAAATATTAAGAGAGTAAGTAATCCTGCACCTGTTGTAGCGATATACAGCTTTCCAGACTTAACAGGTCAAAGAAAGAGTAATAGTACTTTTGCATTATTTAGTACAGCAGTAACAATGGATCCTGCAAGTTTATTACTAAGAGCAGTAAAACACGCAGGAGAAGGAAAGTTCTTTAAAGTTGTCGAAAGAGCTGGGTTAGATCATCTTACAAAAGAAAGACAACTAATTCGTTCTACTAGAAATAGTTTGGATGAAAAAGAACCTGTATTACCATTATTGTTTGCAGGTTTAATATTTACTGGTGGTGTTATTGGATATGACACCAATTTAAAAACAGGAGGTATCGGAGCAAGATATTTAGGTATTGGGGCACAGAAACAATATCGTGAAGATACCGTATCTATTTCAATAAGAGTTGTATCTGTTAGTAGCGGAGAGGTTCTTATGGAAACACTTGTTACAAAGACCATTCTCTCGGTCGGAGTATCACAGGATGTGTTTAGATTTATAGAACTCGGAACTGAACTAGTTGAAGTTGAGAATGGAGTGACGAAGAACGAAAGCGTAACTATCGCACTTCAAAAAGCTTTAGAGACTGGAGTTTTAGAAATAATCTACGAAGGAGAGAAAAGAGGGTACTGGGAAACAGTACTAATAGGGGAAGAAAATGAAATTAGTGGGAGCTAATCTAATATTAATACTTATGGCAGTATTTACAATCTTTGCAAGCGCAGCTGACAATGAAGTATTTATAACACAGAGCGGTACAAACGCTCAAATTGAAATCGATCAGATTGGATCAGGAAATGAAGTTGAAGGTAATGAAGCAGCCTCAGGATCAAACCCTGTGAGTGACTTTAAATTAACTGGTAATAGTCAGACTATTGATATTGACCAAATTGGGGATAACAACATATTTAGAGGAGATATTGATTCTTCTACTTTCACTGGTAAATTTGTATTTACTGGTAGTACCAATGAATTTGATATTCAATATGATGCAGATGGAAGTAATGTTTCTGATAATGGTGAGATGGATGTTACGGTTACAGGTAGTAATTCTGATTTAACAGTTACTGTTGCAGGCACAGACACCGCAGCAAACTTAGATTATGATGCAGTTATTACTGGTGATTATAATACTTGGATTAATACTATCGACTCTGATAACGTTACCTTCGAGGTAGATGTTAATGGAGACAACGGAACATTAAACTACGATGCAGACGGATATGCATCTGGTAGTACAGGGCATACTTTTATCTTAGACCAAGATGGAGACTATGTTAACTATAATATTGATCAACAGTCAACAAGTGCTGTCGATTACTTAAACTTACAAATGACAACGAGTGGTACAAGTAGTGCAAATGCGAACGTTTGCGTTTATCAGTCTGATAACGCTACATCTACAAGCTGCTGATATAGGCAGTATTAGCGAATTAAAGGGAGACGCCCAGATCAAAAGGTCGGGCGAATCTCTTACAGCTGAATTAAAATTAGGAGTAGAATCTTATGACGACGTTAGAACTGCTAATAGTCGGGTGGGGCTTACTTTTATTGATGACAGCGTTGTTCGTCTTACTGAGCATTCGAAGCTTATACTTGACGAAGTTATATTTGACCCAGATCCTTCTAAGTCTAAAATCGGACTCACATTTGCTTCAGGAACTGCAAGATTTATTACAGGAAAAATAGGTGGAATTAATAAAGAAAATATTAAAATTCAAACTCCGACTTCTCAAATCGGTATTCGAGGAACTGACTTTACTGTTACTGTTGACGAGTTGGGTCGTAGCTTGGTTATTCTTTTACCTGATATCAATGGGATATCATCTGGCGAGATTACAGTGGAGACCGCAGCGGGACTGGTCATTCTTAACAAACCATATGAAAGTACCACCACATCCGTCTGGGAAACCGCCCCAGCAGAACCAGTAACACTCGATATTACATTAGACTTAATCGACAATATGTTGATTGTTACACCTCCCGAAGAAGAAGTATTTGAAGAAGATATTAATAATGTACAAACAGCAGACTTCTTAGACTTTAATGATCTTGATATTGATCTACTCAATGAAGATGTATTAGCAGAAGAAGATTTAGAATTTACAGAACTCGATATTAATTTCTTAGATGTTAACTTCTTTGAAGATTTACTAGAAGTTATAGAAGAACTCGACAAACTAAGAGAAGGAAACGAAAAGAAAGCACCAGTCGCAGTTGGGAAAACAGAGATCGAGGGAACAATAATTGGACAAGATCCAAACACACAGATTATTACTATTGTAGACGCACAAACAGTAAGTGTACAACGACAAGTAAATGACTTTGCAAAAGTTGTTGTAGACTCACAAGCAGGTACAAATATTACTATTTCACAAGATGGAAAAGAGTACCTTATTACTATTAATAAGGGCGGAACATCTAATATAATTATAAGGCAACAATGATAAGACTACTTACAGCAACTGGATTAGTTGCTTTATTTATTTGGAATCCATATCCATTTCAATACTTAGAGTTGAAAGGGTATGATACTCTTATCATGTCTACTGAACCAGTACAAAATGAAAATATACTTATTGTAGATTTGGATGAAGACTTAGTAAAAGCTTACGAAGGATATCCACTACCAAGAAGTTTATATGCGGAACTAATACAAAAAACAAATGCAGTTCCAGGAATTACAGTCTTAATGCCCGATGCAGATATTCGAGGCAAAGAAAATGACACTTTATTTAGCAGTGCTATGCGCAAAATACCAACAGTATTAGCATCTGCAGCTTCGGCACAATCAACCGAGCAAGGCCTACATGTAGGCACAGCCCAATTAGGGGAGGATCCATTACCATGGCTATACGAGTACCAAGGAATTTTACGTACAGAGTCTATTCTGGAGTTAAGCAGAAAGGGGCTAGGGCTAGTAACCGCTACGCCGGAAATAGACGGGGTTACTCGTCGCATTCCCCTAGTCGTAAACGTGCAGTCAAAACTTTACCCAGCTTTCGCCTTGGAACTCTTAAGACTCGCAGTAAACGATCCTTCGTACCAGCTAAAAACAACACAAGAAGGTATTGATTGGATAAGGGTTCCTAGCTACCCTTTAATGAAAACAGATGCAAATGCTAGAATATTTTTAGATTGGAACACAAAATTCTACAAACAAACAGGATTAGAGTTTTTAGAGAGTCCAATAGATGCACCTTTTGTTATTTTTGGAGTAACAGCAGAGGGTGTAGTTAACCCAACTCCAACACCAGCAGGTTTAAAATACCCACATGAAGTTCAAGCAAATATTTTACATAATCTTATTAATGGTTCTGCTCCTTCTACCCCTAGTTGGGCTCCAGCAGGAGAGTTACTTGGCCTTACACTCGGCTTATTACTTGTTGCCTTAACAGTTTCATCCATTTACATTAGTGCGCCTGTAATATTTTCACTAATTGGTGGTTCAATGTTCGGCGCCTGGTACTTGTTTCAATCTTCTTACTTGTTTGACGTCACAGGCCTTATCATAATCTGGTTTTTATTCTGGAGTATTGAAAGTTTCCGTAATTTTATTACGCAGTATTTGCTGAGATTACAAATTAAACAACAATTCGGGACGTATGTATCTCCAGACCTCGTGAAAAAATTACAGGAGGACCCAACATTGCTGAGATTGGGTGGGGAGACGAAACGACTCACTTTTCTTTTTTCAGATATTCGAGGATTCACACCAATTTCTGAAAAATACCAAAAAGACCCGCAAGGTCTTACAAAATTAATCAACCGATTTTTGGATAATCAAACAGAAATCATACTAAAACATGGCGGAACCATAGATAAATACATGGGAGACTGTATTATGGCTTTCTGGAACGCACCACTTGACATCGATGATCAAGAAAGAAAGGCTACAGAGTGTGTACTCGAGATGCGCGAGGCACTAGGAGAATTAAATGAAAAACTTAAAGAAGAAAATCTTGACCAAATTAATACAGGAGCAGGAATTAATACTGGCTTATGCGTCGTTGGTAACTTTGGTAGTAGTAGTCGTTTTGATTACTCTGTCTTAGGAGATGCTGTAAACTTAGCTGCCCGATTAGAGTCCTCATGTAAAAACTACGATGTCGATCTTGTCATATCTGAGTACAGTTTAGTTGACGGATACGACTACGAGTTCTTAGATGAAGTAACGGTAAAAGGCAAGTCGGAACCAGTTAAAATATACACCATCAGAAAATAGTACTTGACACTTCTGCTCACTTTTGATATAATTATGAACATATGAAGAAAAATCTTCAAGAATATTAGGGAATTCAATATGGAACTTAACGAAGTCGCTGCAGATTTAGCGAAACATGAAGCTGTGTGTGCAGAAAGATGGAAAACTGCGTTTAATAAATTTGCAGATGTTGAAAAACAAATTAATAGAATCGAATCAATAATGATTGGAGTCGCAGGCACTCTAATATTAGGAGGTGTATCTACTATTGGAACAATAGTAATGATGCACAGTTAAAGGAAAAAGTATGATAAAAGGATACGAAACAAAAGATGTGAAAACATCAAAAACTAAAGCAAAACCTGTAGAAAGAGAAGAAGGTGTTATTTTTAAAGATGGAGAACTATGGTGCTTCAAATGGGGAAATGGACAAGAAAACTTCACTACTGAGGAATTTGCAAAAATAGCACTAGCAAGATTAACAAATGAGTAATAGTATAGAAGAAGCTTTGAAAAAAGCAGTTGAGAAAACAGACTCAACAAAAGTCGTTGATGGGGAAGGTGCAGAACCTTCACAAGAACTTTCTAAAAGAGTAAAAATGCTCATGGCTAGAAAGACTAACTTAAGACGACAACGCAGACAAAAAATACCTAAAAAACTGAGATGAAGAAAAAGCTTTCCCACGAGGAACGCTATAAGATCTGCAAAGAATGCCCAAACCTAGATAAAAGGTGGAAGGTCTGTAAAGTTTGTAATTGTTTTATGCCCCTCAAAACAAAAATTAGATGGGCAGAGTGTCCTGAGGAACCCCCTCGTTGGACATAGGGAGAGAGTATGCCTTACGGTAAAGGAACTTACGGCGGAAAGGTTGGAAGACCTAAGAAGAAGAAAAGACGTGGCAAGAAGAAGAAAAAGTAGAAGTACTCGTAAAAAGAGAAACATACCTACTAACGCAAAACTTTATGCCAGAATCAAAGCAAAAACAAAAAGAAAATTTGCAGTTTATCCTAGTGCATACGCAAACGCATATCTAGTCAGAGAATATAAAAAAGCTGGCGGGAGGTATCGTCGTGGCTAGTACAGGATTAAAGAAATGGTTCAAAGAAAAGTGGGTGGATATTGGTCGTCCTAAAAAGAAAGGCAAATATCAACCTTGTGGTAGAGGAAAAGCAAAAACTTCCAGAAAAGGCTACCCAAAATGCGTACCTCTAGCTCGTGCTAGAACTATGAGCAAAGCTCAAAAGAAATCTGCTGTTCGTAGAAAACGAGCAGTAAGACAAGGAGTGAGAGGTAAACCAACAAATGTTCGAACAATCGCAAAAAGAAAAACTAGACGAGGTAAGAGATAAAGAACGTCAGTTTGCTGACTGGGCTCTTCAAAGAATTTCTCAAGGCGAGTTTCGGGAAAATTATTATAAATTATTAAAACAATTCGAGGAAGAAAATGGTAGAATGGTTAAAGATTAAATGGACACAATTTGTGAACATTGTCTCAGGAAAAGATAAGAACTGGGATGGCCAAGTGGATATCAAAGATAAAATGATTGAAGCGGAAGAAAAAGCTAAAAGCTAAAATTCATTAGCTAAGTCATATAAGGACTAGCATGAACAGAAAAGAAATTATAGCCGAAATAATGGGAGTAGTACAACTATCTCAACAATTTGGATTAGCTCTAGAAAATAAACTCATGTGGGGTCAAGAGCTCAGAGAAATATTAAATTCTCCACATACTAATAAAGAATTATTAAAAACTCATTTAAAAAATGGGACGGAACAGGCTTAGCCTGTTTAGGAAAAGAAAATGGCAAGACAAGGCGGATTTCTAAGTGGACCAAGTGTTCACGGTACATCTAAATTAAGAAAGCATGTACTAAAAAGAGGTGTCACTAGAGACATGAACGCAGCTGCAGGAAACTTTGTAAATACAAAGACTCCTTCATCCACTCCAGGTGGGTTCTACGGAGCTGCCCCGAAAGCAATCGGACCAAGATTCGGCAAAACAGTCAACCCCAAAAGGGCTAGATTTGGCAAAAAAGGTGCAGGTCGAATACTACGTAGAAGATAAATATTATTCACAGAGACTTTCATAAATTTATGAAAGCAGGACGACTTAGTAAAGTCGTAAACATGATACACAATGGCACTAACGACAGCAGAAAAAGCAAGGCTAAAAAAGGCAGGACTAAGCGGACTAAATAAACCGAAAAGAACTCCTAAGCACCGAACAAAGAAAGCAGTTGTAGCTGTAAGAGTCGGTGGCAAAGTGAAAATCATTCGCTTTGGAGCACAAGGCATGGGACATAATTATAGTCCTGAAGCCCGAAGAAGTTTCAAAGCGAGACATGGAAAGAATATCCGTAAAGGAAAATCTTCCGCAGCCTATTGGGCAAACAAAGTATTTTGGGCAGGTAAAGGTGGTTCAAAGAAAAGACCACCTCGCTCCCAGAAAAGAAGATTTGGAAGTAAAAGAAGGAAAGGATGACAGTACCAAAAGTAATAGATCGAAGAGCAGTATGGCTAGAAGGATTATCCCTGCATGCCGCAGAAGTCTAAAGAAACTTCAAACACGACAAGTGAATGGAAATAACTCCATCTACGCTGAAAGTGAAATTATCGATTTATGTGGTGGCTACCTATATCTTCTACAACTTGCAAAAGAACACGGACTCTTTGATTCCGACGATCCCTTTAACCTATTTGAAAAAGAGACCTTACATTGATTGAAATAAGTCGTTCCGATGTAGTGCAAGACTACTTTAATGGACATGAATCCCGAACATCGTTTCATAAAGCTACCTATTGAAGGGTATCTTAACTTACTCAATGTCACACCAAACACTTCCCAGACTGCAATCAATCAATGCAATCAACAATCCTAAATATCGTTTTGTCTGTGCAGCAGTATCACGACGACAAGGAAAAACATATATCAGCAACATTATAGGACAGCTAACCTGTTTAGTACCAGGAGCTCATGTACTATTAATGTCTCCAAACTATTCATTATCTCAAATCTCATTTGACTTACAGAGAAATCTCATCAAGCATTTTGACTTAGAGGTAACACGAGACAATGCAAAAGATAAAGTTATTGAACTATCAAACGGTTCTACAATACGAATGGGTTCTATCAATCAGGTAGACTCAGTAGTTGGTAGAAGTTATGATCTCATTATATTCGATGAAGCAGCACTAACAGATGGCAGAGATGCTTTTAATGTTGCACTCAGACCTACACTAGATAAAGAAAATTCAAAAGCAATCTTTATATCTACTCCTCGTGGTAGAAATAACTATTTTGCAGAATTCTACTACAGAGGATGGTCAGAAGAGTTTCCAGAGTGGTGTAGTATAAAAGCAACATATCATGAAAATCCAAGAGTTTCAGATGCAGATATTATCGAAGCCAAGAAAACAATGTCCCAAGCAGAATTTAATCAAGAGTATATGGCAGACTTTAATGTATTTGAAGGACAAGTCTGGGCATTTAATCATGAGGAATGCACAGCAGATTTAACAGAATTAGATACTAGTCAAATGGATGTCTTTGGAGGACTTGACGTAGGATATAAAGATCCCACAGCTTTTTGTGTTATTGCGTACGACTGGGATAAAGAAAAGTATTACTTAGTTGATGAATATATGAACGCAGAACGTACTACAGAACAGCACGCTATAGAGATACGAAAATTAATTGATAAATGGGACATTGACTGGATTTATATTGATTCTGCAGCGCAGCAAACAAGATATGACTTTGCACAAAATTATGATATTAGTACTATTAATGCAAAGAAATCAGTACTTGATGGAATCGGGCATGTCGCAGGAATTGTAGACAATGATTGCCTCATTGTTGATCAGAAATGTAAGGAAGCGCAGATGTCACTAGATCAATACCAATGGGATCCAAACCCTAATTTATTAAAAGAAAAACCGAAACACAATATGTCATCCCACATGGCTGATGCATTACGATATGCATTGTATACATTTGAAACTACAGCCACTACGTTTTAATAAGACCTGTAAAAAACAGTTCTTGACATATGATGTGACTTTTTGGTATAATTCTAATTAAGAGTAGAAATATGAAATTAAAAAGAGATTTAGTTAAATATGTACGAGATAAAGCTAAATCTAAATATAAGAAACAAAGTAGTTGTTATATTTGCGAAAGCAATATAGACTTAGATTTTCATCATTACTACGGACTGACCGAACTACTAGAAACTTGGTTGAAAAAAGAAAAATATATTATAGAGAATGAGCAAGACATACTAGCACTTCGAAAGTCCTTTATTGATGATAATTGGGAGAAAGTGTACGAGTACACAGTAACCCTCTGCCATAAGCATCATTTACGATTACATTCAATATACGGAAAAAGACCCAAATTGATAACAGCAGAGAAACAAAAACGTTGGGTCGAGAAGCAGAGACAAAAATATGGCATGGTACGATAGATTTTTAGGAAGAAGCGACGAAGAAAAGCTGAATCCTTCACAATATGTTATTTCGAGAAACGAGGGTTTAACCGTAGACTCGCGTGAAATAATTACAAACTATCGAAATGCATACGAACAACTAGAAATCGTCAACAGAGCAGTAAATATGATTGTTGATGATGTTTCAGAAATCCCTTTTTCAGTTGGGGATAAAATAACTGGAACAAACAGTATACTAAAACAAATTCGTAAATCAAAAGTTAACTTACTTTTAAATATAGAACCCTAACCCTTTTCAGGATATTAGTACTTTTAAAAGAAACTTAATTATTGACCTACTTATTGATGGTAATATATTTATATACTTTGACGGTACTCATATGTACCACTTACCAGCAAATAAAGTTACAATTTATACTGATGACAACACATACATAGAAAAATTTGTGTATGACAACAGCATTGACTATTCTGTAAATGAAATAATACATATAAAAGAGAATAGTTTTAACTCCATTTATAGAGGAACACCAAGATTAAAACCAGCATATAGGACTATGCAACTCCTTAGCAATATGAGAAGTTTTCAAGATAACTTCTTCAAAAACGGAGCAGTTCCAGGTTTAGTACTTAAATCACCAAATACTCTTTCTGAGAAAATCAAAGAAAGAATGTTACAAGCATGGAGCATGAGATACAATCCAACAACAGGAGGCAGACGCCCTCTCATACTTGACGGTGGATTAGAAGTATCTAGCCTAACAAATATTAATTTTAAAGAACTAGATTTCCAAGGCTCAATAACAGCAAATGAGAAAATCATACTAGAAGCCATGGGAATACCACCCATCTTAATGGACGGTGGTAATAACGCAAACATAAGACCCAATCACAGACTGTACTATCTTGAAACTATCTTACCAATCGTAAGAAAGATGGGATATGCATTAGAACGATACTTTGGGTTCTCACTATCTGAGGATGTAACAGGAATACCTGCTTTACAACCAGAACTGAGAGACCAAGCAGCTTATTATGCAACACTTGTTAATACTGGAATTATAAGTCCAAACGAAGCAAGAGAAGCAATAGGCAAAGAACCTGTAGATGGATTTGACGATCCAAGAGTCCCGCAAAATATTGCAGGCTCTGCCGTTAACCCCGAACAGGGAGGTCGACCAGAAGAGTCGTCACCAATAGAGGAAGAATAAATATGACAAAAGATATGATGGCCAAAGCATTATCCGACTTTTTCGTTGAAAAAGGAGTCGAATCAATGGATTTACCAACCTACAAAAGCCATGGCACTGATGTTCCTGTTAAAGACTATATGCTCAGACGAGCATTTGGATCTTGGAAACGAGTAATCTCAGCCATGAAGAAAAGACATCCAGTCGCTGTAGTTGAAGCTCCAGCTCCTGCTCCCGCACCAAAGGCTCCTAAAGCCAAGAAAGCGGAGAAGAAAGATGTCAAGTAAAATTTATCATTGGACTAGCACTTTTAAATCACTAGGCGAAAACGAAGATGGTGGTGTAGATATTAAAGGATCTGCTAGTACTAATGCTCTTGATAGAGCAGGCGACATAATCGAGGCTGACGCTTGGACAAAAGGTGGTTTGGAAAACTATAAAGGTAACCCAATCATTCTTTTCAACCATAATTACGACAAACCGATTGGTCGAGCAAAAGATTTGAAAGTTACAGACAACGGCTTAGAAATATCTGCAAAGATATCTAAAGCTGCTGGAGATGTAACGCAATTAATTAAAGACGGTGTCCTTGGAGCTTTTTCTGTTGGTTTCAAAGTCAAGGACGCTGATTACATGACTGAAACTGACGGATATAAAATAAAGGACGCGGAGCTTTTTGAAGTTTCTGTTGTATCAATACCTTGCAACCAAGGGGCAACTTTTGGACTAAGCAAGTCATTTGATTCTATGGAAGAATACAACAAGTATAAGCACACTTTTTATACGGCTAACTCAAACGATTCAGCAGACGCTGTTGAAATTGAGCAGCCAAGTACGGCGAAAGCCAAAGAAATGGAGACAAATATGTCAAAAGAAAAAACATCTCCTGAGAGCAACCCAGAGTTTAATCTTGAGTCATTTGCTGCAGAAGCTGCTGAAAAAGCAGTTGCTCAGTATGCAATGAAACAAGCTGAACTTAAAGCTGCTGAACAGAAGGCTGCTGATGAAGCTGCTCAAAAAGCAACTGAAGAAGCTGAAGTTCAAAAAGCCTCCGAGGAAGCAAAACAGGAAGAGCAAAAAACTGTTATCCAAGCTGGATTAACAGGTGCTGAAAAATTAATGTCTGACGTTGAGTCCAGAGTGAAAGAAGACTATTCTAACTTAGAACTGTGTCGTTAAATCACTTGAAGCACAACTTGCTGAGAAGTCTGAAGAAATCATGAACATTCGTGAGTCAAAAAGACATTTCTCTGACAGACAAGGTAACAACGGCGATTGGAAGAAATCCTTCGAGTCAGACATTGCAGATGCTAAATTTGCTGGTCTAGCTACTGGAAAAGGATGGGACACTCCAATGGCAAAATCTTTGATGGAAAAAGTAAATCAACATTCAGGTGTTGAAGTTTCATCTGCTGATTTCGAACAAGTTGTTTCAACAAATATCGAAAGAGATATCGAAAACGAATTAGTTCTAGCTCCTCTATTTAGAGAAATTGCTATGACTTCTGCGAATATGATTATCCCAATCTTACCAGATGCAGGTTATGCAGAATTTACTTCTAGCCAAGCTGCTTCAGGTTCATCTCCTTATGGTAACTTAGAGACCAGAGGCGACACATACGGATCACCTTATACTGGTGTTACTATGACTGAAAGAACTCTTTCAACTAAGAAATTGATTTCACAATCATACTTAGGAAACGAGACAGAAGAAGATGCAATCATGCCTATTCTTCCTTTGATCAGAGAATCTATGGTAAGATCTCATGCTAGAGGTATCGAAAATGCTATCCTAGCTGGTGATGATGCTGATGGTGTATACGGAACAAGTGGAGCTGCTTTTGAAGGGCTTCTACACTTAGCAAGAAATGACAGTGATTTCACACAGTCAACTACTGCTTTTGCTTCTGATACAGTTACAGCTGCAGAACTTCTTTCAATGAGAAAAAATATGGGTAAATATGGTGTTAACCCAGCAGACGTAGTTTATATTGTGTCACAAAGAACATACTTTGAACTACTAGAAGATGCTGAATTCCAAGATGCTAATTTAGTAGGCGACATGGCTACTAAACTAAGTGGTGAAATCGGACAAGTATTCGGATCAAGAGTACTATTATGTGATGAGTTCGCTACTCCAGCAGTATCTAAATTCGCAGCTATCGCTGTTAACCCTAGAAACTACGTATTACCAAGACTTAGAGGTGTAACCGTTGAGTCTGACTACGAAGTTGCTGCTCAACGCAGAGTGCTTGTCGCTTCACAAAGAATTGGCTTCACCGATCTAATCGATGGTGTTACTTCTAAATGGGGACACATGTACAAAGCTAGCTAATATCGGCTTAGACAGGATTCGTGGGGCGGCCTTAATCGCCCCACACTTTTAATTATGGCAAATTTAGTAACATTACAACAGTATAAGGACTTCGCAGGGATCACTGGAGAAAGTGAAAATGCGAAAATTAATGTTATAGTGCCTGCCATAAGTCAAGCAGTAAAAACTTACTGTGGCACGTCATTTGTTGATTATTACTCAACAGATAAAACAGAGTATTTTGATATTCTTGATGATTATACAAATGCTATTTTAGTGGATGAAAGCCCACTTGTCAGCGTCTCTCTCGTAGCAGAAAGATCTGGACAAGATGACTCTTATACAACTCTAATAACTGGTAACTCAGATTCTAGTGGTAAGTACGAATACGTAGTAGACACTGAACTAGATACTATTTATAGAACAACTGCAACTGCAGATAAAGCTTTTCCAAAAGGAAGAGCAGCAGTAAAAGTTATATATAGGTCAGGTTATGCTTCGACACCCGAAGATTTAAAACTGGCATGTTTTGATTTAGTAAAATATTATTTGAAAGACGAAAGAAAAGATAGACTCGCAATTGCAGGAGCTTCGATACAGAACTCTGTATCTACAAGTCTGAGAGAAAATATAGGATTCCCAGACCATATTAAAAGGATACTAGATTTCTATAAAGTTCATAAGTAATGGGTACAGCTAACTTAGGTAAAGCTGCAGATTTTTTTGTAAAAGAGTATAAAAGACTTTCCGCAAAAGCATTAAAGTTTGATGATGATGGAAATGCTATAATTGAAGAAAATCCAAAAAGTAAAAAGTTTGGGCAACAAAAAACAGCAGGTCGTCAAACAGGAAGAAAAGAATACGAAAGAGTCGAAGGACATATACTTGTTATAACTAAAGAAGAGTTTAAAGCAGGATTAGCAAAATTCGAACAAGCAGCAGGTTTAGGAAAAGACGATTCAGTTATTCAGGATAGCGACAAGTTCGAGAAGTTGTGGGATGAAGTAGGAAAGGCAGCACTATTAGAAGAAAAGAATAGTCCTCCAACAGGAATTGTAAAAGATACAATACAAACACTAAGAAAAACTTCAGGTACTAAAGCATTTAAAGTAGAAGGAGTACCCCCAATAAAGAAAGATGATATTATAATGTCTATCGGTACTTATGCAAGAGCAACTGAAGTAAAAAAGAATAAAGGAAAAACTGCTGGTGCAATAAAAGGCGCACTTGATAAAGCATATGGAAACGTTGAAGATATAAAATATGCTAAAGGAACTGCAGATCGTGATGCAAAAAGAAAAGGTCCAGATGGAAAAGTAATCGATAAGCTTGGTCCCTCTACCTTTTTTGAAGTTGGACACGGACAGTTTGGAATAGCAACTTCTCAGATTGATGTTGCTAGAGCTCAAGCGGCTACAATGAAACGGCATGGTGGCAGTTTATCTATAGCTGAAAAAGACATACTAGGAGCTCTTATTAGCAAGGTTCAAGGACTTGCAAATCTATCTATTCAACATAACATGATAGTAGATGATAAAGGCAACTTTAGTAATGAATTTATACCTGTGTTATCTTTACAAGATAAAAGTGGAAATAGAACAGATGCCAAAGCAGAATCGGCCGCAATAAGAGAGTTAAAAGCAATATTATTAGAAATTGCAGAAAACCCGAAAGCAGCAGGTTCTCCAAGTCAATACGAGGCTTATGAAGATGCTCTACGTCTTTATTTCTTTAATAGATTTAAAGGAAATAAAAATGTTAGTGTAAATTTTAAAGGTAAAAATACAAAATTAAACGATAAAGGACCAAGAAAAAGAGGTACCTTTGAACAGAAAAGAAAAATTCCTATAAGAACAATAGGCGGAGGAACTTTCTTAAAAGCAGCACTACAACAAAAACTTGTAGCTGATAGAAAAGGACAACAAAAGAAGAAGCCTCTTGAAAGAGCAGCTACTGATCCAGGAGTACTACTAGGACAACTAAATAAAGATTTAGGAAATCAAGTAGAAAGAAATATGGGACGACCTGCTTTAAGAAGTGATTCAGGTAGGTTTGCGAATTCAGCACAAGTACTTGCTGTAATACCAACAAGAGCAGGATTAAATCAAATTGATTATACCTACCAAAAAGATCCTTATCAAGTATTTGAAGGAGGGTACGGATACCCAAGTGCTTTTGACCCAAGAAAGGTTATAGAAAAAAGTATAAGAGAGTTGGCAACGAGACAACTAGAAACAAAATTCGTACTTAGGAGAATATAATGGTAGCAAGAACAAAACGAAAAAAAGTAATAGAAGCTATCGTTGAAAAGTTAAAGTTAATAGACGGAAATCACCCTTTTAACACAAATGTATTTGACAATGTAAAAGGAAAAATGATATTTTTGGATGAAATACAACAATATCCAAAAGTTTGTGTAGTCGCAGGAAATGAAACAAGAGAGTATCAACCTGGCGAGTTCAAGTGGAGATTTTTAGATATAGGAATACGAGCATACGTTAAAAACGAAGAAGATGCTCAAGAAGAATTGGCATTATTGTTAGAGGACATCGAAAGAGTCATAGACGACAATGATAATTTAGTGTATGATGATAGTGTCGATCCAAATCAAAGTGCAACTTCTTTAACAATAGGAAGTATAAGTACTGATGAAGGAGTTATTGCTCCTTTAGGAATTGGAGAAATGACAGTCAGAATACGATATTAGGAAACAGGTAAGGCACATAAAAATGTAGCCGCACCCTTTCCATTATAAAAACGGAGAAAGCAAAATGGCTTTAAATTTATCGAGAAATACTAAGGTATTTGTCAGCTCTGTAAATGGAGTACACGCAAGTGGTGGGTCAGTTAATACTTTGGATTTATTTTCAGGAGTTAACGCTAATCACGCTGTGGGCGATGTTATTACTTTTGGTACAACCTAGTGCATCTGGTTCAGGACTAAAAGCAATCGTTGCTGCTGTAAATAGTGGAAAAGTTACAGAACTCTATTTACCAAATAATTTTAGGGGTTCTGGATTTGTAGACAATGAAACTGCAACTTCAACAGGATCTTCTGGAAGTGGTACTGATGGTCTTGTAGTTACAGTAAATGGTGTTACAAGTACAACAACAACTGATAACTCAAGAACAGCATTGGGACTATTCAAAGGTAATGGTACTCATAGTGGGAACGCCCAGGCTAAGAAAATTAATACTTTCAGAGTCGGTGTTTTAGATGGTTATAGTTTTTCACAAGGAAGTGAGAGCACAGACGTTACAATTAACGAAGCTGGTGCCGCACCTAACCGTGGTTCAAAACGATTCAACGACTCTTTACCACCTGCAGAATGGTCTTTCGGAACATATGTAAGACCTTTTAAGCATGGAACAAATAGTTGGAGACAAAGTGGTGACATGGATATGGTAGAAAATATTCTTTGGGCTTCTATAGCAGGTAAAGATATTACAGATGGTTCTTTAGCAACCACATCTGCAGCAGCAGTTACTGTAGATTCTACAGACGCTGATGTATCTTTTGCAAGATCAGAACATCACGAATTATTGAAACTTTCAATATATTTCGCTCTAGAAAATACAACTTATCGTTTGAACGAAGCACAGGTAAATCAGTGTGAGATTGACTTCTCAATTGATGGTATTGCTCAGTTAACATGGTCTGGAAATGCAACAACAATTGACCAAGTTTCAACAGCAATCGAAGATCCTTCAAAAACACTTCATGTTCAAGCAGGAAATACAACTGCTAATCACAATACTACTACTGCTCTAAATGGAACAGATAGTTCAGTTACAACAGCTACTTATGTAGAAGGTTATAACTATGCTGATTGTACTGGACCAGACGATGCTGATTATTTAAGAAACAAGTTGTCAACATTAACACTATCCTGTCTAGCACAAGGTGGTGGTTCAAGTTCTGGTGGATTAGATGCAACAACATATGACATTAATATTACTGGTGGTTCTATTACTATCGCTAATAATGTTACATATGTAACACCTGAAACACTAGGTATTATTGACAAACCAATTGGATCTTTTACAGGATCTAGGCAGATTACTGGTAACTTAACATGTTATTTGGATACAAAAGACAATGGTTCTAACCAATTACTTACTGACTTAGCTGGTGCAACCGACTTAGTTACTAACGTATTTAATATGAGCTTATTCATGGGAGGCGCTTCAAGTGCTGTACCAGTTGTTGAATTTGATATTCCAAAAGCACATATGACTGTACCAACAATCGAAACTGGAGATCTGATCTCTACTTCAGTAGAGTTTGCAGCTCACGGAACAGACCTACTAACAGGCGACGAAATGACTGTCAAATATAAGGGATTAACTTCTCATTCAGACTCTCAGTACGCCACAGACTACACTGTATAACAATGACATCGTACAACTTTCTTAGAGAAAGTAATGTACACCTCGTATACGGAGGGAGTCGTTACTTATTAAAAACGGCTCCTGATGTATCGTTCTCACAGACATTTGCGGAAGATGCATACGAAGTAAAGACTTTGCACGATCAAACAAAAATGTTTCAGGGAACAAGCATAACAAAAGCAAATCCTGCGAACTTTAGTTTCTCAGTTTCTATAACAACAGAAAAAGATGAAACAATAGTAAAAGCACTTTTAACTGATTATGATGCAACAGGATCAAATATAAAAAGTTTTGATCTTTATATTGTAACTGGAGAGAGTACTTTTAAATTAGATGAATGTGTTATTACAAATGGCGACTTCAATCTATCAAAAGGTTCACCACTAACTTTAAATGTCTCAGGAGAGGCAAGTAAGTTAGAACGAGTAGGAGATGAAAGTTATTCACTACCAAACTCTTTGGCTAGTGCTAGTTCAACAAGAACTCCCACCACAAACATTATTGATGTATCAGTTGGAGGAACTAGTGTATCTAACATTATTTCCGCAACATTAAGTGTTCAAAATGAAATATCATGGACACCTTATGAAACATTACATAATAGTCTTTCAGTTACAAATGCTTCAAACGCAATGTATCCTTCTGGGTTTACTCTCGGAAGAAGAGTTGTTTCTGGCAATATAGTACAATATATTACCAGTAATAATTCTAGTACAGTGCAAAGCTTTAGTGCGGACACAGCTGTTCGTATTAAAACTCTCGTTAATGGTAGCACATTCTTAGACGCAAACTTAGCAAATTGTATGTTTACTAAAAGAATGTCTCAAAACGAAGTATTTACGCAGGCTTTTGACTATCGTTTGATAGGCAATCCTGCAAATTTATCAACCGTTATAACATATTAGGAGAATATAACAACATGGATTTAAAATCATTACTAGTAGATAGTAAAACTACTTGGGTAGAATTCCCAGGATTACTTGGATTTGAAGTAGAACTTGCAAATCTATCAAGAAAAGAATTAGTAAACTTAAGAAAAAAGTGTACTATAAATAAATTTAATAGAAAAACTCGTCAATTTGAAGATGAACTCAATGATGAGAAATTCGTAGTTGAATTCACAAAAGCAACAGTAAAGGGTTGGAAAGGAATGAAATTATCATATCTTGAAGACTTACTATTAGTTGATCTAAAAGGACAAGATCCTGAAGCTGAAATGGAATTCACTGAAGAAAATGCTCAACAATTAGTAGAAAATTCATCTGAATTTGATAACTGGCTCAATGAGGTAGTCTTTGATTTAGAAAATTTTCGTAGTAGAGAACAAAAAGACAGTACTGGAGAAACTAAAGTTAAATCTGGAGAATAGTGACATTGGAATGACCAAGGATCAATACTTGGAAATGATGGAACAAATGGGTGAAGAACCCGATTGGGACAAATGTCCTTCAGACTGGGAAGACTTCCCAGATTCAGTAATAACTGGATTAAACATATATAACTCTCTAGGAGATAGAGTTTTTGCTGATGTAGGGTTTACAGGCAAAGATTATACAAACTTTAATTTTTTACTCAAAATATATGAAGTAGAAGAACACCAAATAGAATGGATTCATGAAGTAATATTATTTCTAGAATCAAGAGGTATCGAACAATCTCAGAAAAGATTAAAAGCTGAGCACGATAGACTAAAAAGAAAATAAATGGCAGATAACAAGGTAATATTTGAAGTAGTCGCAACTGCAAAAGGTTTTAATATTGTTAACAAACAACAAAAAAATCTTCGAAACGAAATTGATAAGACAACTACTTCACAGAAGAATCTAGATAAGCAGAGAGATAAAGGTTATGGCCGTCAACAACAGGCCATGATCCAGACTGCTAATGGAACAAAAAACTTCTCAAAATTAAACCAGACTATTGGAGGATCCAATGGATCTGGTGCCTTAGTATCTACATATGCTTTATTAGCTGCTAACGTCTTTGCGGCAACAGCAGCATTTAGTGCATTAAGAAATGCAGCCGCAGTAGAAAAACTCGGAGAAGGTTTAACAGCTTTTGGAAATCAAACAGGTCAATCCCTTGATCTCGTAGCCGAAAAATTAAAAGAAGTAACAGGTAACGCAGTGTCTCTAGAACAGGCTATGCGTACAGCTGCGCTTTCAACAAGTGCGGGCTTCGGTGTTGCAGAAATGGAAGGATTAACTCGAGTTGCAAAAGGAGCTTCTCTTGCTCTTGGTAGAGACATGGGAGACGCTCTTGATAGGTTAACACGAGGTGCTATCAAGCTAGAACCTGAAATTTTGGATGAATTGGGTATTATGGTTCGTCTTGATGATGCTACAGAAGCCTATGCAACTACTTTGAATAAAAGTGCAAATCAGTTAACACAATTTCAAAGACAACAAGCATTTTTAAACGCAATTAATGAGCAAGGAGCCAAAAAATATGGTGATATTGCTGATGCAATTGATGTCAACCCCTACGATAAACTAGCAGCAGCTTTTACTGATCTTTCAAAAGAAGGACTTACTGCTATAAAACACCGTACTTATTCCTATTGCAAACTTATTCTCAGGATCAGGAAGTGCCATGATAGGTGGACTTGTACTTTTTGGAAGTACAATCTTAACTTCAATGATTCCAGCTCTTGGACAAATGTCTCAACGAGCACAAGAAGCTGCAGAACATCAACATTCAGTTGCAACTGCTTTAAGTGAAAGTGCAGATGAAAGTGTAGTGGCTTCTCGAAATCAAATACTAGCTATTGAAAAACCTACAGCAAGTATGAAAAAATTTCAAAAAGACTTAAAGAAAGGGTCAGTTGATGAAAAACGAATTAAAAAAGAATTAGTAAATGCAGAAAAAAGACTAACATCCGCTAGAAAAACTTCCCAAGGAAAAGGAACAGAAACAGTAAAAAAGAATGCAAAAGCAAGAATAGCAGTAACTAAAGCAGAAATACAATCTTTAAAAGAATTACAACAGGCAAATAAAGGGGCTATGGATGTCTTACCTGCAATGAATACAGCTGCTTCTCAAGTAGACATGGCAGATAGAACTAGTACAGGTCTTAGCGCAATTAATCAAGCAGGCCCTATTGGTGGTTTCAAAGAAGCCAATAAACAATTCAAAGACTTTAGAAAAAATGCAAATACTTCAGCAGCAACTGGAGGAAAACTTGCAGCAGTGTTTCCAATGATAGGAAGAAATGCAAAACTAGCAAGTGTAGGAATTAAATTCTTTGGATCAGCACTACTAAACATGATTCCTTTTATAGGTCAAGCTATATTTGCTTTTGGTGTACTTAGTACTGTCTTTACAAAAGTAAAAGATATGGTTGATCCTCCTATTAAGGCATTAAAAGGGCTAGGGGAAATTGTAGAAAGTATGCCCGAAAAGTTTGAACAACTAAGAAATGCTATTAATAAAACAGGCGTATCAGCTGGCGAAGCAAGTATTAAAAAGTTTAAAGTAACATCTGGTATTTTACAAGAACTATCCAATGAATCTCTTAATGCTAAAGTAGAAATGGAAAAGCTTCAGGAAGCAACTGAAAAGCGTCTACGAGCTTCACAAACTCGATCAATGGGATCAGGCGAAGTAGACACTAATGAAAGACTTATAGAGAACAGAGCTAAAGCAGCACTAAAAATTGAACAAAAAACACAACAAGGACTCCAAGAAAATCTAAAAGAAATATTCGCAGACCAAAGCAAAGAAGGAGAACTTCTAAGAAAATCAATTATAGATACTGCTACTAAAGCAGGAATAGTCTTAGACGAAGACGGAGGAACGAAGGCATCCGTACAAGAAATAGTAGATTTATTCAAAGGCGCAAGTAAAGAAGTTGACAAAATAAATGGGGAACTAGTAAGTCTACAAAAACAAGTATCAGACAATGAAAGAGTCTTTGGTAAATTCTTTCAAACATTTGAAAAGAAAACAAAATTTGATGATGCACTATCTTCTTTTGAGGCAATGGACAAAACAATTGGACAACTAAAAGATACAACAGATAAAGGAGAAATCGAAGAAATATTAGAAGGAATGGGAACCCAAGCAAAAAAGTTTGGTTTAACAGCAGAGAATGCAGCAACAAGACTTCCTGAATTATCTAAAGCTTTTAAAGAATTGCAAAAAAATGCAATTAACTTACAAACAACTTTAAAAGGAATGGATGCTGCAATAAAAGTAGCAAAACAATTTGAAAAACTAAGTGTAGAAGGCGCATCACGAACACTAAAACTAACAAAAGATAGAAGTGAAGCAGAAATAGAAGCAAATAATGTACAGATAAAAGTATTAAAAGAGCTAGCCGCAGAAACAAAAGACAATGAAGGTCTTTTAGCACAAATTACAGGTCTTGAAACACAAAATACTATACTAAAAAATCAGCAATTAGATACCGCTCAAGAATTATTAGCAATAGAAGAAGTTAGAATAAATTTATCCTTACAAGATTTAAAAAATACTCAACAAATAGCAAAATTAAATAGAAGTATTGCAGACTCAGATATGGCATATAGAGCAGCGCTATCAGGAGCTCAAGCAAGTGAAATGTCAATGACTTTACGTGCTATATCTAATGCGAAAGCACTGGCTAAAGAAGAACAAGATTTACTTGATAAACAACATGAGAAGTTCCTAAATACACAAAAACAAATAAAAGCAGATGCTTTTGCAGCTTTTAACTTTGAAGATTTCACACAAGAAGAGTTAGACGCTTACGATGCAACTATTGCCAGAGTTAATGATGTAATAGACGCAGAAGACAAACTAAACAAGAAAAGAAAAGAAAATGCACAAAGTAAAGTAAAAAGTGAAATTACAAAAGGGCTAGTAAGTGATGATCTATTTACAACTATAACAGCTTTTTCACAAATGGACGAAGGAACAGATAAAGTTGCCGCTAGAACAGCAGTTGCTACAACAGCGTTTAACCAAATGGGCGAAGCTATTGGAAAACTAAATGAAGGATTTGGAGCTTCAATAGGGTTTCTTACTCAAATGGTTACACAAATATCAAATATGTCAGAAACAATAGCAAACATAACAACAGTTATGGGAGAAGAACCACTTTTTGATAAAATCGGTCTTTCAAACGAACAAGTAGCAGGAGCTATAGCAGGAGCTCAAGCAGTCGGTAGTGCTATATCAGCATTTGGAGCTGCGCAACAAGGATTTGCTCAATCTCGTGTAAAAGAAATTGACAATATGATTTCTGCCGAAAAGAAAATGGACGGTAAATCAAAAGAATCTTTGGCAAAAATAGCACAAATGGAAGCTAAAAAACTTGCTATCCAAAAGAAAGCTTTTGAACAAGACAAGAAAATCAAAATAGCAACAGCAATTATTTCTACTGCAACAGCGGCAGCAATGGCTTATTCAGCAATGCCAGGGCCTTTAGGAATAGCATTAGCCGCTGCAATTACAGCTCTTGGTTTAGCTCAGGTTGCCTTGATTAAGAAAACAACTTTCCAAGGTGGAGACTCTTCTGGAGCATCAAAACCACCTTCTGAAATAAATGTTGGAGGACAACGAAGCAATAGAGTAGACGTATCTCAAGGAATGTCATCTGGAGAAACTGCATTTTTACGAGGAAGCCAAGGAGTCGGATCCAATGCTAATAACTTTACACCAGGTGGAGCAATGGGAAGAAAAGGATACGCAGATGGTGGAATGTTAGTTGGAGAAAGAGGACCAGAAGTTGTAACTGAAAATGAAGTAATTCCAAATTATGAACTAGGTGGTTCAAAAAATATGAACTTAACTTTCAATGTAAACGCACTAGATGGAGCAAGCGTACAAGAAGTATTAACAAACAATCAAGGAGCAGTAGTTGGAGCAATAAGAGATGCCGCTAACTCCTATGGACAAGATTTTTTACCTGATGTAAATGTTGGGTATACGGAGAGATAAATGGGAGCATTCAGTAGCTTTGCAAATAGATTACCAGATCCTGCTTATGGAATAGATGAAGCAGGACAAAACGCAAATTCGACAGCTAATTATGGACCTGGCTTTGCCTCTGTAAGTTTTTCAAAAGATCAACCTACTATGATGTCTCGAACAAATAGCGGCAGAGTCGTTAGTCGTAGTATAGTAGGAGAAAAATTAAAAATAGGAATTACCTATAATCCTCTTACTCGTGCCCAATTCGAACCTGTTTATTCTTTTTTA